AAATATTTTTTTCTATCTGCATGTGTAGGCATGTTGGCTATTGCATTTGCGTAGCTCAACAAATCTATATCTCCAAAGACGGTAACATGTTTCACTTCTTGTTCTGCATGTCGTGGTTATACAATGCGAAGAACCCATAGTGAATTACTTTAAGTATGTCAGCCCTGTTCTTTCCTTCCTTTTTGCCATAGCGTTGTGCATATTTCATTACATTACCCATGCAGAACCCCTCCCCATGACCGCTGTCCATAATAAATTCTGTAGCCTGAAACTTGTTTAAGGAATAATGTTGCTCATATGTTTTATCTACATACTTTGCAAACTCATTAATTAGTTCGCCTTCGTTGTACTTATAATTTATTTTTTCTTTTTTTCTTTTTGGCATTTATCTTCCTTGTTTTTTTTATTAAAAATCTTATCCCAGTTTTCTGAATATAGTTTATCGTTAGATTTTCTTCTTACAGAACCCTTACCTCCTCTCCATTCTCCATGATTACTCATCTGTAGCCTCTTTTTTTTGATGATAAACAAGAACCAGTGCGTCACATTTAGGACAAGATAAATTACTTACAATTTGATAATCTTCATTACCGTAATCCTCTCCTGTATGGTCGCCACCCCATATTAATTGTTCATTACATTGCCAACACTTCATATTATTCTCCTTTGCTCTTAATTAAATTCTTTAGTTTCTTTAAAAGATCAGTCTGCTTTCCATATCTTCTCTCAAACTCCCGCTTGAAAGGATGCCGTGAAACATAAAGATCATTGTTGATTCCTTCTCTGTGATGTTTGTAACAGAGACTTAATGACATCAAGTGTGCATTTGGTTTTGTTTTTCCATCTATATGATGAACCTCTGCTGGTGAGTAGCAGTCATAGAAAAGATGGCATACTATACATCCAAAGTTAGATATAGAATCCATCCAATCACGTTCTTCTTTATTTGGCGATCTGCCCTGCATACTTCTTTAATAACATTTTGTTGTTAGTCTTGATGTAGTCCTCAAAACTAATTTCTTTTTCGTTATGCCTTCTTCTTTCTGATCTGCATTCCTCATGCATCATTCTACAAAAGCTTTTAAAATTATCATGCCCCATATCTATTCCTCTCTGATCTTAAGTTTGCCATTTTAGTTCTCCATTCTTCAAACTGCATGTCTACCGCCAGTTTCTCTGTTTGTAATGCGTCAAGTGATGCCTTAGCCACCGCAACTTTCATTGATGCCTGTGCATATTCGTCAGTTGCTTCTGCTTTAGATTTCTGTGAGTTATAACTTCTCTCACCGTCTTCCTTAGCAATACATAGTTCTCTCCAGAATACTCTCTTTAGACCAACGTCCGCCTTCAATACGTTAACCCTAGCCTCTGATATTTTTGGTATTATATCTCTTAGTTGTTGATGAAAATTTTCAGATGATCCCATATTCTTCTCTTCTCCCGAATGCAACGTCTTCTGGGTCTACAAATTTAGACATAGCCCCATCAAAACTTAATTCAAATGTTCCTGTTTCTCCCATTCTGTTTTTCTTGATTATTATTTCAGAGTTCCCTGTTTCCAGAGCATCGTAATAATCCTCTCTATATAACATTATAACCATATCTGCATCTTGTTCTATAGAACCAGAGTCACGCAGGTCGGACAGCACTGGTCTTTTGTCTGGTCTTGATTCTACTCCCCTGTTTAGCTGTGATAAAGATATCACTGGGCAACCTATTTCTTTTGCCAGACCCTTTAAAAGGTTTGATATGTAGGTCATTGATGCGGTCCTGTTGTCAGATGTACTAGGTGCCTTGCTGGAAGTCATAAGTAACTGTAAGTAGTCCACAACAATAAGATCAATGTCTTTTACAGCCTGAATTGCCTTTGTCTTATTCACCAAGGTTTCAATTGTTATTGGAGATTTGTCATAAATATATAAGTCACACTTAGACAATCTCTCTTTTGATCTTTCAAAGTTTTTCCAGTCAGAGCTTGTAAGCTCTCCGCTCAACATCTTGTCTGTTGATATGCCAGACTCTGAGCTTATGATCTTCTTGACTAACTGTTCGTTGGTCATTTCCAAGCTAAAGATTAAAACATTCTTGCCGTTATATATATTGTTCGATGCAATATTTAGAGCCCATGTAGTTTTTCCCATACCTGGTCTACCAGCAACAATAATCAAATCACCAGGCTTGAACCCTCTGATCTTCGAGTCTATTCCTTGGAAACCAGTTCTGACAATGTTCTGTGACTCAGTTCCAGCATTCCTTAGCTCTGCATGCACCGTCTCAAGAATATCTCTTGCCTCTTTAGGTGCACCAGAGTTTTTGGTTATTTTATTTTCAATAAGTAGTTGATTAACTCTATCTACCTTTTCGTCTATGCTGGTTTTCTCTTCAACAATTACTGGTATTTCTCTTGCGAGCTTTAGTAGTTTGTTGTTTGCTGTTTTGGAATGCATAAGTTTTAGCCAACTGCTAAACCCAGCTGGACTAACACAATGTGCTGTCGCCTCTTGCACCTCTTTAAATGCGTAGTCATCTTTCAGGTTGCTTCTTATTGTTACTATATCGTTTGCGTTCTTGTCGATCATGATCTCATATGCCTGCCTATAAGATAAGAACTCAAAGTCCTCTGGTAGCAATCCCTTCTCCTGTGCCTCCTGAAACTTTCCATAGTCCAGCACCATGGACCCAATTGTGTTTGCCTCTAATTCATAAATATTATCCATATCGCCTCTCTATAATTGCTTCAAATTGATTTACACTTAGCATAGTTACTAGTTGTGGTTTCTTACTCCAGTAAGATCTAATCCACTTCTTATGACCTTCTGAGTTTGCTACTTCAAAATATTTATACCAGAACTCCTCTAGCGTCAGATCAATAACAATACCAGTCTTTGGTGAGATGATTCCTTTTCTCCCCAATTCACGCAGTTCCTTCCATCTTGGCTCTGCCTTGAATGCATTCGCACTATGCACATAAAATACCTTGTCGCACTGCTCTTTAAAAATTTCATTAATTCTATTCAAATCAAGTATATATTTCTTTTTAGTATTACCTTTAGTATTGTAGTCACCTCCCGCCCGTGGGTAGTCGCCTCCCGCCCATACATTTAATTTGTAAAGATTGCTAGTATTATTTCTTTTTTCCCAGTCCACATAACCAATATCTTTAAGTGCTTTTAAGTTACTTTTTATTGCGGTCAATGACAGATTTGTTAGCTCTGTAAGTTTTTTGTGTGATGGGTATGACTGTCCAAACTCGTCTGAGTAGTTTGCCAAGACTATTAATATAAGTTTCTGGGTGGGCTTAACCTCCACCTTTAAGACTTTAGTGATGTATTCTAATGACATATTTTCCCTCGTAAGATCACATTAAAACACAAGAATATAATTATTGTAAATACTTGATTTAATATATTATAAAGAATACAATCATTCCAAGGAGAAATAATTATGGCAAAAGAAAAAATATACGAGGCGTTGCAAAACGTACAAAATTACATGATGCACAACCCAATAGCAAAAGAGGGTGTCAATAACTATCAGAAATATAAATATAGAGGTATCGATCAGATCATTCAATCTTTTTCAAAACCCCTGTATGAAAATAAAATTCTTACAATAGTTCAGCCAGACTTAAATGTATCTACAAAATTCATTGATGGAAAGAACACCCTTACAAGAGTTGTTGGAACTTTAAGGTTTTTATGTACTGAAGACGGATCATATGTAGACAGATCATATGTTGGTCATAGCTTGTCACAGCAGGCTAAGGACCTTGAAGCGGCAAGATCATTTGCTTACAGGAATGCCTTATTAGAAACATTTTGTGTACCGTTTGAAGGTGTTGTTGAGCCAGAGCTTGAGGGCGTGGATGAAAATTCAAAACCAGAAAATGATCAACAAGAAATATCAATGATAGATGAATTTAAAAAGGAGCTTAAAAAAGTCAAAACAAAAGAAGAGGCACTCAAGCTTTTCCAACAGTATGACAAAGTTGCTGATCTTAGTAGCGATAAAGAGGCAAGGGTTCAGCTAAATCTTTTATACAGCAAGGTGATTAAGTAATGGCTAAAATAAAACAAGGCACACCTGAGTGGCATGAACAAAGGGCAAACAGAATTACTGGCACAAGAATATGCAAGACAGCTAAGGAATGTATTTGGACAAAGGGCGATCAATGGGAGTCTTTGGGCAGAGACATGTATAGAGAGTCTAATAAATTAACTCAAGATCCCTTTAATCAATTTGCTATGTTTGCCATGAAGCACGGTACAGATAGCGAACCACTAGCCTTAGCAACACTATCAGAAATGGGCTACAAGATAACCCAACCATCTTTTGTTATACATCCAAAGCATAACTGGATGGGTATTTCTCCAGACGGAATAATGGTCCAAGGAAGAAACGGCAAGGTTTCTGCTGTAGAAGTAAAATGCCCACAGGGAAAACCATGTACCAATGTTAAAGAACAAAAAAAAAATTACTGGCATCAAATGCAAATGGCTATGGAGTGCATGGACATAGATGAAATGCTTTTCTTTCAATGGTATAGCAATGATGAGCACTATCAAGAGTGGGTTGAAAGAGATCTATCTTGGGCAGAAACATATATACCAAAAGCAGAAGAGTTTATGGTTTGGTATAACGAAAAAAAGATAGACCCTAATTATATTGAAAGGTGGACTCAAGAAAAAGAAGAACCTGGAATAAATTACAAGGCAGTTGATGATGAGGATGATACATCTGAATTAGCATCTGTTTTAACAGAACTAAAGCAGCTCAAAGACAAAGCTTCGATCCTTGATGAAAGGAAAAAAGAATTGTCTGTCAAGCTTATATCAAAGCATGGCGGAGCTTTTAGTACCTCACAAGTGAAGTGTCATATGACACAAGCAAGAGGGAGAATAAACTATGCCAGATTGGTAAAGGATCAAGAGATACCTGTAGACGTAATGGAGAATTACAGATCTGAGGGTGACTCTAGAGTTTATACCAAACTACTGGAGGAATAAAATGGCTAATGTAAAAAAATCAATTAGCTCAAGAATCGACAGCGATATATACGATAAGCTTGTAAAAGTTAGCAAAATAGAAGGTCATAGATTTAATGATCGGAAAGTTGCTTATATTGTAAATAAAGTTCTAGAGGACTGGTCTAAAAAGGAGAAATAAATGAAACAGTATGATAACAGCAATCGTGGATCTTTATGGAAAAACGAAAAGAAAGAAAAGGAAACTCAACCAGATTTTACTGGAAGTATCAATGTTGAGGGTAAAGAATACTTCCTAAACGGCTGGAAAAGAAAAGACGGAGCCAATCCAAAGGCACCACTTTTAAGTTTTAGCGTAATGCCAAAGACAGAAGGTTATGGAGCAACTGCACCAGCACCAAAGTCTGAAGAAGTTTTTCCTTCTGGGATTACAGAAGACGACCTTCCATTTTAAGGAGTAACCATGGAAAATAAAGAAAAACCAACAATAACAGTAAAGGTGGATGAAGAGGTAAGGTCTTATAATATAGAAGACTTATCTGAAGAGGCTAACAGGGCTGTTGCGGCACAACAGTTCTATCAGCAAACGATACAGCCACTTCTAGGAGAGCTCGTAAGACTTATCCAAGTGGGTGCTGAGGTTGAGAGAACCAACCTTACTTCATACCTACCAGAAACCTACAAGGTTATTGAGCAAGAAGAAGTTAAGGATAAAGAAGAGTCCTAATGACTGACGATATAGACAAGGGTCTTTCAAATTTTGAGAGACTCTCGGCTATTCTAGGCAAGGGATCGCTGTCTGGATCTCCGTGCACTGGTGGCATTTGCACAACAACCCTTGGAGATCAGAGGTGTAAGACATGCGGAAGGTATGAGGATGAGATCCTTGAGTGGAATGAGCTATCAGAGGTTGTTAGAAAGGGAATAAATATGAAGAACATTTCTCAAGGCTATGAAATAAGACAGACCTTTACAAGCAAACCAAAAGACGAAGAAGAATGACATCATCAGATGCTTTTAAAAAAGATCTGGCGGTTGGGCATGAGATAGAAAACAAAATATTAAACTCTTTAAGAAACAAATATCCATCGGCTGTTCTTGTCCCTGGAAAGTTTAAACCCTACGATATATTTGTACCAGAAAAAGACCTTAAGATAGAAGTCAAGGTTGATTACAAGAGCCAAGAGACTGGAAACATTCTTATTGAACTGTTTATGTTTAATAAACCATCAGCACTTCTTACTACAGAGGCGGACTTCTGGATTATAGAAACTGGAATCCAGATGCTTTGGATAACGCCAAAAAAAATTATAGAGTGTATTATGATTAACAACATAAAGTCTCAATCAATACTTGGAAGAGGAGACGATCAAGAAAAAATAGCATGTCTTATTCCTATCGACATCTTTAAAAGATACACAATTTGACAATCATGCATTAATAAATTACAATGTTTACATTATTAATTAAATAGGGAGATAATATGGACATATATCCAAACGCATTACTGGTCTTTAATGAAGACACTAAACACGGAACTGTTGAGTGGAGATGGAAAACAGAAGGGGACCCATCACCAGCATACAAGTCTTTGAACTATAGTTGGTGGACACCAAAGAAGTCAGACTTTCAAATACTAACAAAACTTGATGCACCAAAAAGGCAAGAAGCAAAAGATGAGATCTGGGGCAACATGCAAGAAGAGATACAGTATTTTAAAAGGCTGTATAAACTACACAGGGATAACAAGAAGGCGGCAAAAAATGAAGCATGATACTTTAATTATAATTTCTGTAATGGGTATGCTTTTATGTGCGGCAGTACTGGTTCTGTTAAATGGATAACATAACAAGAAGGTGCGTTGCTTTAAACGAAGCAAAGAAAAGAGCTAAAGATCCAGAGTTTAAAAAACTTTGGGCTTTGAAACTAAGAGAATTATTAAATGGACCAAAAAGGATTCAGAATGAATACATGGAAAGAAGCAGTTACTGAATACTATAGGTTCAATAAGATGGGTAAGAATGACTTTACCTATCGAAAATATTTTGATCCACTCTTCGATGGAGTTGATCTTAAGGATATTACTAAAGAACATATCGTGAAGGCGAGATCGGGAATAAAGAAAAGTCCTGGTACCGTTAACAGATATTTAAACTACTTCAGGGCTGTGCTTATGTACGCCTACGAAGAGTTAGGGTGGTTGGATACCAAGCCCATAATCAAGAGAGTAAAGGAAGATTCTAAAAGAATTAAATACTTTACCATTGATGATATAAAAAGACTGCAAAGGGAGCTCCCCTCTCACTTGCAAAAGCCTTTTATATTTAGCCTCCTAACTGGGGTGAGGATGTCCAACTGCTTTAATCTTAAATGGGATGACATAAAAAAAGACCAGATAGCTATAGATGGTAGTGAAACAAAGAACGGAAAGAGTCTCTGCGTTCCATTAAACAACAAATGCAGAGAGCTCCTAGGATCAATTAAACAACAGGGTCCTTATGTTTTCACCTACTCAGGAAGAAAAATGAACAGAGCCTCTAACACTGGCTGGTATAACGCATTAAAGAAGTCCAACCTAGAAGGTTTTAGGTGGCATGATATAAGGCATACTTGGGCTACTCACCATGTGCAGAACGGAACACCGCTTCACACATTACAACATCTTGGTGGTTGGTCAGACTTTAACATCGTCAACAGGTATGCACATCTGTCAAAAGATTATTTGAGCGATGCTTGTGAGGTAAGTAATACTCTGATATCTTAGTTTTACAGCGGGGTTAATAATCTTTGTCATATTTCCCCCTACTAGTATATGTACTTATTAGTCCCGCTTCTTTTTCCTTTTCTCAATTCTATCTAAACCATCTTGCAGTATCTTATTATATCTGAGATGTATTTTGTGCTTATCTTCATCTATCTGATCTGACAATCTTGAATACCTTGCGTAATCCTTTTCTCTTAAATTCATAATTGTCTTTTCTTTCTGATTTAATTTTCTAAGTTCTTTGTCTGCTCCTTTTACAGCTTTGTCTAGCTTAAGATATTCTGAATCAAACCCTGTTCTTTCTACATAGTCTCTTAATGCAGCCTTGTTGCTATCTTTCTTATAGCTTATATATTCACTAGCTTTTTGAGATATAAGTTCTTTCTTTTTGTAAAAGTTGCCTGCATCAACATAGTCCATTGGATCTGCCGTAAGAACCCTGATAAATGGAACCTCATTTAGCTCAATGCTTTCGTTTGTTCCTTTTGTGAGGTTGTTGTATATCTTTCCTGATATTGATGCTGTTCTTTCAGCCATGGTATACATACCACCGAGATAGGACTGCAAGTAGAACTTCATTTTGTCTGGGCTGAAGTCAGCCATTCCTTTATCGAACTTACCGCCACCAGTAGCACTGTTAATCATCATTGTAAATTCTCTATAGAACTCATTGGTGTTTCTAAGTTTTCTTGATGACTTGGGAATTTCCGCAGTTCCTGGGTACTGTTCTTTGTAGACTGGTGCTCCCGTCCACTTTTCATTTACTCTGGATTCATAGAATGGCTTAGCTATCGATGGGACTGCTGTTTTTAAATAATCTATTCCCTGATCTTGAGAATAACCTATGCCTACTGGGGAGAATGCTCCAGATATTATTCCAGCCATATCCTTGCTCATTTCTACTGGCGTTCTTTTTTGGTATCCAAGTATTGGTTTGCTTGCCACCTCGGTTCCCATTCTTCCTAGATTATAGAATATGTTATATCCATATGGCAAAGGAATAGCTAACGCAAATGGCTTGCCATTAACGGTATATCTTCTGCTGTATTTATTAAATTTAACCTCGCCATCCTGAAACTTTACGCCAGGTATTGGTATAACCATGAATCTTTCTTTTTCGTGATCTGGTATCTTGTCAATAAGGAGTCTTCCATCCTCGTCCTCATCTGATACCAACATTGAGTACATTTGCACAAGTGCACCAAGACCAGTAAGACCGCCCATTATATTTTTTGCAGACTTTGAAACCCCGCTCCAAACAACTTTTCCATCCTCAAATCCTATTGGGTTCATTCCTCTAAACATGTTTACAGAACCCTGAACAGATGCGTTTGCAAAAATATAAAGTGCGTTAACTACAGGTCCAAGTTTTCCAGATCTATTAAAGTTTATAGTTAGGTTCTTTGCCAGAACCGCGGCATCATCGAAGTCTTGTTTGGATGCTTTCTTTGTACCGCCAGCGGCGTTAATGTATTCTTTAAAGACAGCAAACCTTGCAGTATTTTCAATAGCATTGTTTATGTTCTCAACCATTTTAAATGTTGAGTTATAAACCTTCTTAGCATTTACCTTTCTCTTTCCAGAGTGAACTAAAGAAAGCTCCTCCATGGCTTTTGCTATTTGATCTATGTCTTTGGCATTCACATAACCAGTCTGACCTCCAAACTTCTGGAACGCATCAAAGAGTGCAAATGTTTCTGGATCTTTTTCTTGTAGGCTTTTGGTTACATAGCCATCCTTAAGTTGCCTCATTGTCTTGGCTATATTGTTTGGCTTAAACGCCTTTGCTAGATCTAGGTTCTGTGCTCGCCCGCCCTCTATCTCTTGTTCTTTTAGTAGATTAAAGTACCCAGTTTGGTAATCCCTAAAGAAGTTTCCAACAATAAATTCTGGGGCAAGGGATGTATATAGGCTTGACAGCGTTCCTGTTAGCCCTCTCATAACGCCAATTGACCAATGCATGCTGTTATTTCCCCAAGCATCTAATCCCTTCGCCAGTCTCTCGTCTCTTATAACAATAAACTTTTGTTTGCCGTTTTCTTTAAATCCTATCTTAGATTCCCTTCCATCCCATTTATGAGGTCTTTCGTTTCTTTTTACACCCCTAACCTGCCATAGCTTTTTATCTGGGAATGTATTAACAAGCTCAGCCAAGGATTTGTCTATGAAATTCTTTTCTCCCCGAACCACAGCCGACTGCCTTCTTATAACAGCCTGTTCTAGAGGTGGTCCTGACTCAGAGGTCCTTCCTTTAGCTTCCATCACCTCTCTTCCAAAGACACTTATTCCACCACCAGTTGCTCTTGGTGAGTTGTCTTCAATAGTTTCAACAGAGAATCCAACTAGTGGTACATAGTATCTATATGAGCTATCCCAGTCCTCTAGGGTTTGTTCGTCTACAAGATCCTGATCTCTGTATATGTTTAATGTGTCCTGCTGATACGATTCAAATAGCTTGAATGCATCTAAGAGGTTCTTGCCCTTTTCATTGCTTGCACTTGCCTTGTTTGTCTTTTCATTAAACTTAATTCCAAGAGACTCAAGAGTCTCAATCGCTTTATCTGTTTTTATTCCAGATCCGCTGTCCTGATATTTTGCTAATACATTTTTTCTTTTAGTAATCTTTCCTTTAAGAACAGTTCTTTTTCCCTTTTCTGTTTCAGCAAGAAGCTCAGCCTCAAGCTCGGGTATTTCTTTGTTGTATTTTTCATTGATCTTTTTATTTCTTTCTGGGGCGTGCAGGTTTTTGAGAAAATCGTTGAACTCTTCTCTTGTTATATTGACGCTATTTAAGAACTCAGATATTTCTGTGGTTGCCTCAACAGCCTTGTCCATTCCGTACTTAACCTTTCCATGATACACATCTGTTTTTCTTACAACAGATAGTCTTCTCATTTCTTTTGGACTAACTAATTTTCCTAGCTTTTCTTCAAAAGCTTTTAGCCTGTCTAGTTTATCTACAGCCTGCTCCTGAAAAAAAGAAAATGCTTGAAATAGTTGAGATGCATCGTTAGATGTCATTGTCTCGTAAATATCGAATTGAGATTCTTCTTCTGGTAGAACCTTTTTAGATAAGGTTGGTGGAGTTAGGTCTGCTTGTCCTGTGTAGTTTGAGTTGATTGATTCATCTCTTGTCCATCCGTATTTTTCTGAGAAGGTTTGGTCGACTTCATCAATTCTCTGTTTGAGGTCCCTGACGATATTCTCAACCCTTCTTTGAAGATCGGGTGAGATTCCTCTAATACTCTCAATGTAACTTTCGCCATTTTTATTTTTACTCCAGTCGTTAGAAAGATATCCTTCGCTGGACGCAAATTGTCCAAGGTCAACATCTTCGTTATTTTCAAATTGTACACCATCTAAAACATTGGTTACAATCTTTTTGAATTTTAAGTTTGGTATGTCAAGGTATGAGAAGTTAATTAGCCTCGCACCATTTGCTGTCCCTATAGGATTATAGTCCTTAATTCCTGACTCTTTTTCCATTGCCTCTGCAATCATCTGTGTTTCGTTTTCAGTTAATGGTCTTCCTATATTAATATCCATTCCATTTAACTTAGTCTTGGCTATTCCCTTTTGGAAGAATGGTTTGTGATACCCAATACCGTCCTGCTTTAAAAGTATTCCAATGGCTGCTGAGTATGCTTTTGCTAGGTCCTCTGCCGCAGGTTCTAGTTTTGCAAATTCAGTTTTAGGATCTGCCTTGTATATTTTTGTTAGGGCTATCTGTGTTTGTGATCCTGGGCTTACCTTGCCCTCAAAGAACCCTGGTGCCTCAACTATTCCAGGCGACAGTATTCCCAGGGTGTTGGCAATAAAATCCGATCCGTTTTCATCTTGCAGGGCTTTTGATATTGCAACATGGTATTCCTGTAACTGCTCGTATGGCACATTAAACATCTCAGGCATATGCCCTGATGTTCTTCCTGGTATAGACTCCCAGCTTATTTGACCTAGTGACTTGTCTAGTGCACTGGCATAATTAAACCCAGCGGCATTTACATCGGTCTTATCACCAATAGCTTTTTGTGCCGTCCATATAGCAGCCTGTACCTGTTGAGGTTCCCAACCAAGTTGGTTGGATATTTTTTGCACTTCGTTTTCTACAAACGTGTATTGTGCAGGTGTTGGGGCGTCAGTGTCAAAGCCAAATGCTCTCACCATCCAAACATCTACAGTTACTCCCTGTATTCTAGAAGGATCTATGACCCTCATAATGTTGTTATAAAATTCGTTGGTTTTTCTTCCGCTCCAGTCCTTGCCCTCAAAAACATTAGCTATTTTTTTGCTCGCCGTTTGAGGGAATCTTCCAGTCTTTACTTTTTCTCCAGCAATATATTGATAATAAGCTTGTAATGCGTAGTTGAAGTTTGTTTCTACTTTATTTCCTGGTGATGTTATTGCAATAACTTGTGCAAGTTTATCTGCGTCTTCTTTATTGTTGTTTGTTATATCCAGTAGAGCTTGACCGCTTTGCTCATACCAGAATCTTTGAGAGACTCCTTGCTCTGCAAGACCTCTCATTTTTCGTCTGAGTGCCCCTACCTTTTGTTTGGAGTCCATTCCTTCTGGAGCTCCCTTTACTTGACCTGTTGTTTTTACCTGTTCTAGTTCTGGTATTTCAGGTCGAACACGGTCCCCGTCTGTAGATTCTTCCTGTCCAACCAATCTTGCACTGGCTTCTGGGACGCTATCGCCTGATCTATCATTTTCAGCGTCTGTTCTTCTGTCTGAAACCTCAACACTTCGCTGGGCACTGGGTGTTTGAAAAGCAAGTTGTACTCTCTGAGCTTTCTTTGTAGTTCCGTCAATTGAAATTGCATCGTTCAGTTCCTCTATTAATTTTAGTGCTGTTGGAGCCTTCTCTTCTAGCAGTGATCTATTAGTATAATATAATTCATGAAGTTGACCAAATACCTCCGCCTTAATCATTCTTTCTTGGGCTGGAGTCATACTTCCATTCATTGCAATCATTTCATTGAATGGATATCTAAGCATGTTGCCGTCATAGTATTTGCCCTTCTGACCCTCATTAAACATTCTAAGAGCCTCTCTCATTACTTCTCCACCAGAATTATCTGCAATATCTAGAGCTCCCGTACTTTCGTTGTAGCTAAAGTTTGGTAAATTAAATAAAGGAGATTCTGCTGTTGCTGGCTGAAGTACATTAAGATTATCGCTAGGAGATCTTCCAATTGTAAAGTCTATATGATGTCCCATTTCATGGGCTATGGTTGATCTTAAATTTAGTTTAGACCCTAGCTTATTTGTAAAGTTTAATTCTGATATTCCAGAAATAGGTGAGAAAGATACACCCCTAAGTGTTGGCATATAGATACCATATGAGGCATCGAATGTTTTATATCTATTGTCTTTGGTATGAGCACCAAGAAAGTCAAGATCTGTAAATATATCCAGTGGCATTCCTGATTTGGTTAGATCTATAATTCCTTTAGAGGCATTTATACCCTCTTCGTTGTTTAAGTCCCTGAACCTGTAATACTTTTGTTCTCCAGATGGCTCTTCTAGGAATTTTTCTTCAAAGGTTCTTGTATCTATAATTAAACTTTTTGTTAGATCTAATTCCTTTTGATCATATGAGTCATTTCTTATCTGGTCTATATTTAAAGTTGGGTTAGTCGGCAAGTCTGCCTCAAGAAGGTTTATGTTTGCGTCAAGTCTTTGAGTTATTATTGGAGACAGGTCTAAATCTATTTCAGAAGTTAAGGGTCCTGCAACCTTCTTTTTCAATCCGCCTGATAGAGGGTCTTCAAAATTAAACTCTTCTTGTTTTTTTGCTGGAAACTTTAACTCAAGGGATTCTACATAGTCATCTGGCTGAGAAACTTCACCCTCTTCTCCAACTACCAAAGGCTTTCTAAAATCTATAAATGGCTGGTTAAAGTATTCTAATGCGATCACCTCATCTGCCGTCCACCCCTTGCCGTTGGTGTTTGGATCTAAAAGTATTCTTGATGCACTATCAATTGCGTTGTAGTTTAATTGTAAGTTGTTAACATTATTTGAAAAGTTTTCAATAAACAACTCAAGCTCGGGATTATCTTTTTGATTCCTTATAAGCGTTTTAACCTCATCACTGTATATAATACCCCCAGTGCTTCTAAACGCAGATATAGATCCAGCCGCAATAATAGATGAAAGAGTTGTGTGCCCAGCAATATCAACCAAGACCTCTGATACAGACCTTCCTTCATATAGAGGATTGTTTTGATTATCGTATGCGGTTTTTAGTTCTGACTCCAAATCAAACCAGACCGAGTTATGTTCTTGTAATAAGCTGTTAACATTTTCCAAGGTAACATCAGCCGCTACTGTCGCTAAGTCAAATTTTAATATATCTTTTATTGTTCCTTTACTCCTCGGAGAAAGGAATCTCATAACTGGAACCATTTCCGTTCCAGCCTCTAATATTCCATTTATGCTTGCATAACCAAAGGCTTGTTCGTGAGGTATTCCTTGCTGTCTTGCCTCAGAATAAGATGCTGCCGCTGTTTGCAAACCAAAGTATGTAAGCGTTCCTCCTGTTATAGCTGGGGTTGCTCTGCCACCAGAAAGATAATTTACAGCCATTCCAGTACCTATAACAGCAATACTTTCTACTGCACTAGATACAGAGCTCCCGTAGGGTCCAAGGTTGTTATCAGACCTCTTTTTTTGTATAGCCTTATCAATCTTTGCAAACTCTTTAATAGACTCTTTTTGTGCTATTGCAAGATTATCATCTACAGATTTTTTGTACTTTGCATCATTTTTATATCTATCTTTGGCTCTTATTTGCAGTTTCGCGTTGTAAAATTCTGCATATGCCCCCGCACCATAATCCCCAACCCCAAATTGAGCCTCGCCCTTTTTGTACTTTGCTGTTTCTTCTTCATTTACCAGACCTGCGGCAGAAAGAGCCTGCTCGGTTCTTTCTTTAAATGCAAGACTTTTTGTTATATCTCCTGCATAAAGCAAATTTTCAATGGGTGATTCTGGATATCTTTCTTCTGCTTCTTCTGAAAGAGTTACGAAAGGTTTTACAAAAACCTTGTTTATAAAACTTACAGCAGAACCTATTGGAGTTCCATCAAAGTCAGAAGGAACTGGACCCGTTGCTGTTTTTCTTAGGTATTCTTGTCTTAAGGGATCTTCAAAGTTAAAAGACTCCTTATCTTCATTATAAAATTCTTTAAACTTTTTTGTTTTGTAGTTTTGCGAAAATCCCTGTGCAAGATCTTGATTTTTTCCGAAGTTTATGGAGTTTCCAGAAGAAATCGCTTCTTCCATATTGACTCTTTTATATTTGTTATTTTCTAATATAATTTTTGGATATACTACCCAGTCATTATTTTGATCAAGGTCTGCACTCATAAGGTGAGTTTGTTTTCTTCCTTGTGAATCAGTAAGTGTTGGAGCGGGATAGTTTTCTGGATTTATAATCCTATCAACAAATTTTTTATTTTTGTTTTTTTCAAACACAGAATCAAAATTCTGTTCTTCTTGCGGTTTTTCAATATCAGGAGATCCCAATAAAGAGTTTTCTTTTTCTAGCTCCTCGTCAAGTCCGAGAGGGTTGTTGAAGTCAAATGTATCTGCCACACCTTAGTTTCCTATAGTTGAGTTTCTTTCTATAAAGGCTTCCATGAATGCAAGATACTCTGCATCGGTTGCATCTTCAAGACTTCTTCCATTATAAGCTCTTTCGTATTGAATAGATGCGTCTTGCTTGTATTTATTATAGACATCTGCACCGTAGCTATCCTCAAGAATTGCATCCACATAGGATTTTGTTTTATCAAATGATATGGAGACTGGTCCAAAGCCATACATTGCCTTTTGTCCTGGTAGTCTTTTTTCAAGTTGTTCAAAAGCAGCATATGAGTTTTCTACCTCACCCGAGAGTTTCTCTAAGTTTAAATACTCTTTATGGTATTGTGCGACTAAGGTGTCTGAGCTTTTTCCATCCTTATATTCATATTTTACGCCACCATAACCATCTGTTGTCTTTTGAATGTTTGATGTTGTTATTGAAAATGGCAAGCTGTTGTAAAGAGATTGAAGGTATACACTTTCTGGATCCGAATATTCCTCGTCAGCAAGATCATTGGCTTTTTTAAGTGCATCACCCAATATTTTTGTTCTTTTATCTTTTTGACTATTATAGATGTCTACTTTATTTTTCTTGTCGGTAGGCGAACCAGTAAGACTAATACTGCCTTTAGATGCTTTCATTAAGGAGTTAAATGTTTCAGGACTCTGTATTAAATACATAGCGAAGTCTTTCTCTGCTGAAACCTTGTCCACCATATCTGCAATAGAAACAACCTTGGCATCGGTGCCTTCCTGGTCTTCTTTTATAGTTTTTGCATACTGTGCCTTGTCTGGCATAAAAGTAAATACGTCTTCTGGCTCTGTTTGCCCTTCAAAAAGTACAGAATAGGTTCCCCCAACCAAGGAGTTTGCAGATTCGGGTATGGGATTAAAGTCCCCTGAAAGTTTTACTCCCTGTATCACTCCCTTTCTTCCGTCTTTTGCAACAAAATCTTTTCCCTTAAATGTGTCTAGACTATCCTTGTATATAACGGAAAGAACATCTGAATGATCTCTTGCTATGCCCTCAAAGTCACCAGACTCAAGTTGTGGGGTAATTTTTTCCCAGCCCTGCCAGTAACTATCATCTAAGTATTTTGTCCAGTCGATGTATGGTCTTACTTGTGTTAACGCCTCCTCAACATTACTTGCCCTTACGTCAATATCTATTGATGCATCTCCAGCAATTGCATATGCATTCATTAGGCTTTCGAAGGCTCTACCCCTTACAACATCATCCGTTTTTATTGCCTCTGCTGTTAGTTTATAGTCTGCAATCTCTAAATTCTTTTTGTTTGTTTCAAGAAGCAATTCTGCATTTTCTTTTCTGTTCTTTGCTTGTGCAATAAATTCATCTGTTTCAACCCTTGTTTTTTCTGCTCTTGCGGTTCTGAAATCTGTTTCAGATTTAATGCCTTCCATTCTTACATCTTGAGTAGATTTTTTTTCTTCCAATTCAAACTGATAGCTTTCTTGTCTAAGCTTTTCTGTTTTTAATCTTTCCTCGTCCAGGAGTTTATTCTGCTGCATTTCTGCAAACTTTGTATAATAGTTTAATCCCTGACTGAAACCTGTTCCAAATTCATTTGCCATTTTTAATCAAATAACTTCTTAAGAAGATACCCTCCGCCTATAATTAATGCTGCCCATGGTGCTGCTGCTGCTAATGCAGCCATTGCCCCACCTGACGCCGCTGCACCTCCAGCTGCCGCCGTTGCTGCCCCTGCACTTCCTGCTGCTGTGGTTGCTGCTGCACTTCCTGCCGCAGTTCCAGCCGCCGCCTTGCCTCCCAATAAACCTAGCTGTGCTGCTATTGGATTTGCTGCTGCTGTTGCGGCTGCCGTGCCTCCTGGAATTGGTGACATTAATGCACCACTTAATACTTTTGAAGCACCACGCTTTGCTAATAAGGATGCGGCTGTAATACCTCCAGCGGTTCCAACAACATTCATTTGAGCAGCCTTCTTCTGTGCACTAAGCTGCATATTTGCTATATCTTGCTGTGCTTCTAACTCAGCAGATCTTGTAAGACCCGCCAACGCCTGCCTCTTTTGCTCTCTTCCTATTCCTATTAATCCTTTAGCCACTTAACGCACTCCTTTGTGTCATTGCACTTCCTAGACCGCCAGACATTATCTGACTTCGTCTTTCTTCTGATCTCATTCTTGCAAAGTTTCTTGCCGCAACCAACGAAGATGTTTCCGATCTTTGATAATCTGCTTCTGGTGTTAGTCCTCTAGTCAACCCAAAGCCAGCTCTTCTTCTTGTTTCCTGACCCCTGGTATTAGCATACTGTCTTGCAACTGCTGATTGTGCTCTTCCTATCTCTTCTTGTTGTAGTTGTTCAAATCCCGTTGTCATTTGGGCTATTAGGTCCTGCTCTACAGGAAAGAACCTATTTAAATAATCTTGAAACTCTGACTCATATAGTTTTGCTAATGTGTCTTGTGCAGATTGATCACCTTTTCTATATGGATTTACATATAAGCTACCGTCATTAGGGTTGTAGGGATCATCATACCCATCATTTTGCATAAAAAATGCCATTATTATCCGATTCCTTTATTTTTACCAGGTGATCTTCCTGAGTAGTAGCCATAACCAAGACCAGCTGCTGTACCCGCGGCACCAAGAGCTGATGTATAGTCTCCCATTGATTCCTGGGCTACCGCCCTTCCCCTCTTCTGTGCAATATTTGCAACATCACCAAGACCAGACATAGCCTGACCAGCCTGTCCTTGACCCATGGCTATTATGTTTTCCATTCCTTGGTAGTATCTGTCGACCTGACCTGATAGAGCCTCAGCTCCTCCCCTTCCCATGCCAGCTGCCTGTGCTTGTTGTGCTTGATCTGCTGCTGCCTGGTACTGACCACTGGTTGGGTCTGCTCCCATTGCAAATGCTCTTTCCTGCATATTTCTTCTTGCAGCCTGAAATTCTGGTTGTTGAACAGAAGTAACAAAGCTTTCTACATTCTCAAAAGCAGTTGGGCTCTTCATTGAAAAAATATCAGACATATACTGATTCTCGAAAGGGACGTAGTATTGTTGATAAAGATTAAACCTTTGTGCAGCAATAGAGGCTAAAGCCTTCTGTGATTTTGTATCTTTTATTGTTGTTGATCCGCCGCCTCCACTCATTATAACTCCTTTTCCACTATGTATAATTTCGTTTTATAATCCTTGTGAGA